ATAGTGCTAATCAAATGGTAGGTCACGTCTTGTCTTACGGCGACGGTGCCGCCCCAGTGATGGTCCCCCAAGCCGCAGCCGGTACTGCTTTCGATACGCTCATCTTTACCAGTGGAGTTTTACAGGGTGATTGGGTCGAGTTCTGGACTGACGGTACCCTTTGGTATGTAGAAGGCGCAACACGAGTTGCCGATGGAATTACTGCCGCGTAATAACTAACTAATCTCATCTAAATATTCAAACCCCCTTCCATCCGGTTGGGGGTTTTGTTTTGTATGAGACTATTTATTATATCCCAAGGAGTTATAATGGGTAAGAAGAAGAGAATGAGGAAATCCCCTCAAAAGTTTGGTAGGAAGTTCGCATCACATCCGTATATGATCGCACAAGCCAAGCTCAGAGAAGCAAAAGAAGAGGCCATGGCCGATGGTGTTATCACACCAGAAGAGCAGGCCAAGATTGCAGAGGCAGAAGCAGTTGTGGAGTCCCTGACGCCTGTTCTGGATGCTGTGGAAGAGACGGTGACCCCAGAGCCATCGCCGCCTCCCGCGCCTGTTGTGGAGGCACCTGTGGCCACGAAGAAGCCCAAGCCGCGCAGGACCACAACCAAGAAGAAGCCCGCAACAAGAAGGCGGACCACCAGAAAGAAGCCCGAGACCAAAGAATAAATATTCTCTAATATAAAGCAAGCCTTCAGCATAGTCTGGAGGTTTTACTTTATCCAAACTATTTATTATGTATAGGAGAATCTATGTATGGCTCAGCCCACTTTAACCCCAGCAAGTGCAACCAGTAAAGTTATATTAACCTCGACTGGCAGTACGGCTACAACGAGTAATGGCGCCGGCAACACAACCCACTATCCGTTTGGGCTGTATGCTACAACTACATCAGCCCTGTATGACGCCACCTTTGTATCCGGCGCCTCNGATCAGGTTGCNTATACCTACAAGAAGTTAGGTGGCGATGTCTTGGATGTTGAACTCACAGTGGGGAACGTCTATGCTGCCTACGAGGAGGCGTGCTTAGAGTACTCCTACCACATCAACAAGCATCAGGCCAAGAACGTCCTGGGGAGCCTCCTGGGCTTTGCTACGGGCACGTTTAACCACGACGGCCAGATGACCGGCGGGGACGCGTCCGGCTCTGCTGTAAATCTAGCGTTTCCAAAATTTAAAGTTGAATACGCACGCAGGGTTGGCGAAGGATTCGCGGAAGAGGCAGGCATCGGCGGCAACAACACTTTTTATTCTGCTTCATTTGCGCTCACCGCCAGCGTTCAGGATTATGATTTACAAACAATAATATCAAGTGCCGCAGCAGAAAATTCAGATGTCGCCACAGGAGGTTCGGTACCATATTCTGGCCTNGTNGGCAANAAGAAAGTCAAAATCCANAGAGTATTCTACAAAACCCCNGGTTCAATGTGGAGGTTTTATGGGTATTATGGTGGCCTTAATGTCGTCGGCAACCTAAACTATTATGGCCAGTATTCGGACGATACAACATTTGAGATCATTCCGGCGTGGCAGAACAAACTTCAAGCCATGGCGTATGAAGATCACTTGTGGACCAGACTTTCTCACTATTCTTATGAGTTATTTAATAATAAACTTAGGATAACTCCCCTTCCTGCTGGTTTTGTTCCCTATATGTGGGTTCAATTTACAATAGATAGCGATCCGTGGACTCAAGATTCAGATAGAAAGAACGGCACCGACGGCATCAACAACTTAAACACTCTGCCGTTTGAAAACCTTCCTTATAAGAATATTAACTCTATCGGCAAACACTGGATCCGCCGTTATGCCCTTGCTCTTAGCAAAGAAATGCTTGGCCAAATCAGAGGTAAGTTTGGCGGCACCATTCCGATCCCAGGAGATAATATAACACTTAACTCCTCAGACCTTCTGGGCCAAGCCAAAGACGAACAAACCGCGCTCAAAGAGGAACTAGTTAAAATCCTAGATGAAATGACCTACAAGGCTTTGGCAGAACAAGACTCTGCGCTGATGACGGCCATGGACAAGGTTAATCAGGGAATTCCATTAATGATCTACCAGGGGTAACTAAATGTCGACGAAGAACAAGTGGTCACAACCAGACGCCCCGCCGCCTCCTCTCTTTACCGGCAAGAAGGAGAGAGATCTTGTTAAACAAGTTAACGACGAGCTTATTGAAAGGGTCATAGGGCAGACCGTCGTTTACTACCCGATTGATCTGACAACAACAGATTTTCACCCTCTTTATGGCGAAGCAATAAAGAAGAACTTTCTCCCCCCAGTAAGAGTTCACGCTTTGGTTGAATTCGAGGGCATAAACACAAAATATGAAAATAGCATTGGTCTTGACAAAGAGTCAAACCTCACCGTTCACTTCCACAAGAGAAGATTAACCGAGGACCAAGACCTTTTTGTAAGAGAGGGTGACTTTATTTTATACGGAAAAATATATTACGAGATAGTTACTTTGTCAGAGCCCAAACAGCTCTTTGGACAAATTGATCATCTCTTAGAGATATCGGCCAAATGTATCCGCGCCCGTGAGGACTTATTCGATGCCACCTGATTATTCACATACTGAAATAAAAGATGTTGATGGAAAACTAAAAGAAATTGTCTTTATGCCATCAACTATAGAAACAATCGATCAGGCAGTATATAAGTATATCGATGAAAGTCTGGATCTTCACTCCAATACAAACAAGGGTTGGAAAAAGACACCTGTTATTTGGGTTGCGCACGAGCGCTCGCATCAAATAAAGAACAACCGAGACTTCAGAGATAATCAGGGGGTGTTAAAACTGCCCCTTATAACTTTAGAAAGGTCTTCCATGGTCAAGGACCCCGCGTTCCGAGGGACGTTCCAGGCACATATGCCTGATACTGCTAGAGGATATCATAGTGTGAGAAGAATAAATGTTCCCGCCGGCCGCCGGATAAACCAGGCAAAGACATCAAACTTTAAAAACGCATGGTCCTCGCGCCAGTATGGAAATATAAATAATACAACCGTCGGCCATGGCCAGCAGAATTTCCCAGACCCCGCGACAGCGACGGAGGCCAATCGCCAGGGCTCTCGCCAGGGCTCTCGCCAGGGCTCTCGCCAGGGCCCACACCAACAGCAAGGTTCCCTCCATGGCATGCCGGGCCTCGTACCCACTCCGGAGGTCTCATATCAAGGGCCCTCTTCGGGTTTCCCAGGCGTGGGCATCGAAACAGACAAGAGTAGAGTCGTATTTGAAACAATATACCAGCCCATACCTATTTGGGTCAAAACAATGTATTCCTTAAAAATAAGAACCCAGTTTATTCAGCAAATGAACGATTTAACCCAGCCTTTCTATGTGAGAACAGGTCAAGCTAGCTCGTTTTTCACAACCCACGAAGGCCACCGCTATGAGGCTTTCGTCGAGGGCGATTTTGGCCAGACAAACAATGTCGCCGAATTGGGAGAAGAAGAAAGAACATATCAAACCGAAATCAACTTGAAAGTGCTTGGTTATCTAATGGGCGAAGGTGTTAACGATGCTAGGCCAAAGATAACCGTTGTGGAAAACTTTGTAGATATAAAAATCCCCAGAGAAAGAGTTATTCTCGGCGATATTAACACTTTCTTAGACGAAATGGAAGAGGGGAAAGGTTTTTATAGAGAGTAAAGGTTTTTACCTCTTACGAATACTATTTATAAAGTGAAAGTGGTATAGTTATGCTTACTATGTTAAGGAGACTTATAGATGTCAGATGCTAGAAAGTTTAGATTCGTATCCCCCGGTATCTTTTTAAACGAAGTTGATCGCTCACAGATCCCCGCGGCCCCAATTGGTATTGGTCCGGTTATTATAGGTCGCGCCGAACGCGGCCCGGGCATGATTCCAACTAGGGTTGGTTCATTTACGGAGTTTGTTGAAAAATTCGGAAATCCCATCCCAGGCCGAGGAGGCACTCTTGATGTTTGGCGCGAAGGCAACTATGCTTCTCCGACTTATGCCGCATACGCGGCCCAGGCTTATCTCCGAGCCGGCGTCGGCCCCGTAACTTTCCTCCGCCTAATGGGCACACAGCATGTTGATGCTACTGTTCCCGGCTATGCTGGCTGGAAAACCGTTAATACACCCGATCCGGATGTTGCTAGCAATGGCGGCGCATACGGATTATTTGTATTCGCGTCTGCTTCCGCCACCACGGCCGCGACTACTAATATCGGCACTTTGGCTGCGGTTTGGTATATTAACGAAGGTGGCGCTATTGTCCTTTCGGGCAACGCCACCGACGGCCAGCCGACTACTGGTGCCGCAACGATAATCCACTCCGACGCCAGCGGCCAGTTCAAGGCTTATATTTACAACTCAAGTAGAGCAACGGAAGAGAACAAAACATTTAGTTTGGCCGAAGGCAGTTCGAACTTTATTCGCAAGGTTTTTAATACAAACCCGCAGCGAGTATCTTCGATCGAAGACTCTGTTAATCAAAAGTCTTATTGGCTTGGCGAAACATATGAAAGATATTTGACCGATCAGAGTCTCAACGGTTCTGCTGTCCGTTATGGTGCTATTTTAGCACTTGCTTCAGGCTCCCAGGAGGCCGGTAACCATGAAAAAGATTATGCCTACCGGGATGCTCATACTGGCTGGTTCTTCGGCCAAGGCCTAAGTGCCGACACATCTAGTTATACTTACGATGGCCAGCAGAAACTGTTCAAGTTTGTTGGTATCAACGGTCATGGTTCTTGGCTCCAAAACAATATCAAGATTTCGATAGCGAACGTCAAGTATTCGGGTAACGAATATGTTCCTTATGGTACATTTGATATTGTGGTCCGCAAGGCTTCTGACTCCGACTTAAGGCCGGTCATCCTCGAAAGATTCTCGGCATGTACTCTCGATCCGGCATCGATGAATTATATTGGTGTGAAGATTGGTGATATGCAGCAAACATGGGATAATACAGAAAAGAGATATCGTGAATATGGCGATTATCCAAATCGTTCTGAATATATTCGAGTTGTTGTAAACGACGTTGTTAGTAATGGTGCTGCCAACCCTGTACTTCTTCCCTTCGGAGTTTACGGCCCGCCAAAATTCCCCTCTTGGACATTCACTCTGTCTGCATCGGGTGATCTTGGCCACGCCAGCACTACTTCCTATGTACTTGGATCCAGTTCGATTCCAGAGAACAACTCTCAAGGTGCTGCCCTTACGGCTACTCACCTCTGGGCCGGCGCGACATCGCAAACCCTCTATGCCACCGACTCTATTGGCTACGGTACTGCTTCCATCATTTACCCGGGTGTGGCTGTTCGCCATTCTGCCTCCGATGACGGATCGAATCCACTGTCGACCGCTTACTTCGGACTACAGACGGATAAGTCACGAGGAAGTGGTGTGTACGATCCGGGTTACTCCGATTATCTAAGAGCTTTTGGCCGTCAGGTTATTTCCGACGCTCATTGGGGCGACTCTTTCAGCGAGAACGGATTCCCTTCCGGCACCGGTCTAGATTATCAGTGGATTTTCACATTAGATGAGGTTAGGGCAGTAACAGGCTCTAATTTCACTTCCGCCAGACCAACGACTGGTATTTCGGACGCTCATTGGACTTCGGGATCTTATGTCGCGGGTACCTCTTGGAACGCCTCAGCTTCTTTGGGAACCGGCGCAAACTACCAAAACATCCTAGATTCTCAGATTAATCGGTTCACCAGCCCGATGTATGGCGGCGCCGACGGTTTAGATATCAAGGAACGAGACCCTTTCCGTAATACAGCTATTGGTTCTGTCGAGACGACAGATTATGTTTATTACACACTTCGCCGCGCGATCGATACGATTGCTGATGCAGAAGTGATTGCTATGAACGCCGCTTGCCTCCCGGGTATTACAAACGAGAGTGTTACAAAGTATCTTATCGATACTTGTGAAGCCCGCGCCGATGCTTTAGCTGTTATCGACCTAAAAGGTTGCTTCCAGCCACGCCACGAAAGTGCCAATTCGCTTTCCGATAGGCAGGGGAATCTTGATACGGTCCTTACTAACATGAAGGCTCGTAACCTCAACTCTTCCTACGGCTGTGCTTACTACCCATGGGTCAAGGTCCGCGACGACCTTAACGGTTCGTTCGTCGACATGCCCCCATCAGTTGTCGCTCTAGGCGTTCTAGCCAACACTGAGCGCTCCGCAGACGTTTGGTTTGCCCCAGCCGGCTTCCGGCGAGGCGGCCTCTCATTCGGCGCAGGAGGCCTCCCTGTGGTGGGTGTTGAAACGAAGCTCACTTCGAGAAACCGAGATGACCTTTATGATATCAACATCAACCCGATTGCGAGCTTCCCGGCAGAAGGCATTGTGGTCTTCGGACAGAAGACGCTTCAGGCGACCAGATCAGCGCTCGACCGGATTAACGTCCGCCGACTCATGATCTTCGTCAAGCGAGGAATATCCCAGATTGCTTCCACGACGCTCTTCCAGCCTAACGTTGAAGCCACTTGGAATAGTTTCAAGGCCAGAGCCAATAGATTCTTGGGTGCCGTCAAGGTTCGCTTTGGTGTGGACGACTTCCGGATTATCTTGGACGAGACCACAACCACTCCGGATCTGGTTGATCGAAACATCATGTATGCGAAGATCTTTATTAAGCCGACTAGGGCTATTGAGTTCATTGCTATTGACTTCATCATCACACGCTCTGGCGCCTCATTCGAAGACTGATGAACAAAGGAAGAAAAATCTTCCTTTGAACACTATATAAAATACAGGAGATAAAAAAGAATGGCAACCGATGCAAATTTTTGGACAGCAAGCCCAACTCGTGACCCCAAGAGAGGGTTTAGATTTCGAGTGACGATCGAAGGCGTTGCCAAAGGCAACCTTTGGTACGCCAAGAAGTCCGAGAAGCCACAGGTTTCTTTTACAGAGGCCTCTCATAACTATTTGAATCATACTTATTATTGGCCAGCACGCGCAGAGTGGAATACAGTTTCGGTTACTTTCGTTGATCCTGTTAGTCCTGATTTAGCCGGAACTATGGCAACTCTTCTCACTAGGGCTGGTTATGAAATTCCCGTGGACGGTCAAAGACCGGAATCGATGAAGTCCATGTCGAAGAAGAAGGCTCGTCAAGCCCTCGGAAGCGTCATGATCGAGCAAATTGATGAAGAGGGTAGTTCCCTTGAAAAATGGATTCTCTATAATGCTTGGGTTCAGGAAGTTACTTTTGGCGAGCTAGACTATGGTAATGATGAACTCACAGAAATGACCATGAAGTTCCGTTATGACTGGGCTAGCGTGTCAACCCACGCCGGCGCCAAGGCCTTCACCGGCCCGAACGACGGCTAGTTGATAGTGGAGGTTTAAATGGGCAACGGTAACGGGCTCCCAGAAGACTGGGACACCATGACCCCGGCCGAGCGGGATGCTTGGTTGGCGGAACAATCGGGTGAAGCCCTCGACGAGCTGCTCAACCCGATAGGCCTCGAATTCGAGGAAGGCGATTCTGACGCCTGGACGAGCATGGACAACATCGATGCTTGGAGTGCCGCTCAAGATATTATCGACGAGGAGGTCTTCCCGAGCGACCCGCCACTCGCCGACGAGTGGTCAGAGGTTGACACCGACCCTCCGGATGACGACTCGTCGTGGCTTGACGACCCGTTTGGCGAAGATCCGCCGCCTCCAGACCCGCCTCCAGACCCGCCTCCAGAACCGCCTCCCCCGCCTCCAGAACCGCCTCCGGATACCAACGAGCCAGAGTTTGAAAATCCCGAGGACTTCACACACTTCGACCCGTCCACGGACGACCAGACGATCGAAGAGATGCACGAAGACGCTCTCGACACATTCTCAGACGTGCAGGAAGACGCTGCGGAAGAGGCGATTTTCGGAGAAGACGGCTTCGCTCCCGGAGTTCCTGGATCCCCAGAGTTCCTGGAGTGGCAGGCTGCCCAACAGTCCGAGATGGATGCCGCAGCCCAACAGGCAGCCGACGACGCAGCCGCCGCCTCCGAGGAGGCCTGGACGAAGAAAGCCGCGGAAAACCCCGACTACATCCCCTTCCGCCCCGGAACCCCGGAGTTCGAGGCGTGGCAGGCTGCCCAAAATCAAGCCGCCGCAGACGNCNNNCTANCCAAAGCCAAAGAATCCCATGCTTTCTGGACNCTCCCGAATGCACAGTACGACCCAAAGCTTCAATTTCGGTTTAGAGTTGAGATTGGAGGTATGGGGCTGGAGGATGCGCGGGACAACGACGCGATAAGAGACAGTTTTGCCGACGGCGAGGACGATTCCCACGGCCACGTTTGGTACGCTAAATCAATAGACAAACCAGGGTTTTCCGTCATAGATATAGCTAAAGACACTTGGTTCAATAGTCGCATGCAAGCAGACCCGCTCTTAACTGTCGACAGGCTGACATATAAGCCAATTACAATGACCCTCATCGACCCATCTTACCCAAATGCAACAAGAAAATTGGTTAGATTCTTGCGTCGATCGGGTTTTAACGAGAACAAAGCTTATGAGATAGCCGAAGCCGCCGGCGGCGCCACACAATCGTATGTCAACACAACAGGTTTCGTGCGTATTTTTCAACTGGACGCGGACGGTCAAACAATTGAGACATGGGACCTGATTAGGGCATATCCGATGGAAGTTGATTTTGGGAAATTAGATTATTCAAGCAACGACCCGGTTGAGATTACGGTTAAGTGGGGTTATAAAACCTTTAAGGTTGATTTTCCGACGATCGGGAAGGAGACTCATTATGATTATTTTAGGGATGATAAGCCGATACCAACATCGGTGGTGCAAGCAACCTGTGGAAAAACTCTTCGATGTTACTGGGACAAGGCCGGCGATGGAGAGAAGAATTCCTACCTGAACGCGAAAGGCGAGCAAGACATCAAGAAATTTTTTCTTGCCCAGGGCTGCACGCAAGATCCACCCGCAAGCGATGACGTTAACTGTCCAGATTCATAAAAACAAAACATACATTAACAAGAGGTGTTTATGAGAGATAATAGCAAGAGAGTTTCAGCAGCAGCCGACCCCGCGCCGACCGCTGTAGATGAAACACGTCCTTCGCTGGACTTCTCGTCCCCAACCGAACTGGTTGACTTGCCGTCAAAAGGCAGGTTCTATCCAGAGGGACATCCTCTGCACAATGCAGAGACAATTGAAATTAAATATATGACAGCGAAGGACGAAGATATTTTAACTTCCCCTTCTCTATTAAAGAAAGGCATAGCAATTGACCGTTTTCTTCAAAATGTTATTTTGGATAAAAGAATAAGAGTTAGTTCGCTTCTTTCGGGAGATAAGAACGCAATTCTTGTTTCCTCCCGTATAAACGGCTTCGGCGCCGAATATACAACAAAGGTCACTTGTCCAGGCTGCACAACCGTGTCAGAAAACAAGTTTGATCTCGCAGAGGTTATGGCCTACCATGGTGATAGTTTTGAGAGTCACGACATTGTTCCAACCGACCACGGGACGTTCATCGTAAAGCTTCCCAGAACAAAGTTTGAGGTTGAAGTTCGTTTATTGACCAGTAAGGACGAGAACGAACTTGCCGCAAAAATGAAAGCCAACAAAAAACGCGGACACTATGAAACAAACTTGACCGATCAATTAAGAAAGATCATTATTTCCGTCAATGGCGTTGATGATCTACAAACTCTAAGCAATGTTGTTAATAACCTTCCAGCATTTGATTCTCGATACTTGCGCGCAGCCTATCTCAAGGTTGTCCCTGGCCTGGATATGACACAGCACTTTGCTTGTCCGTCGTGTGGTTTCGAGAAGGAGGTAGATATACCTTTAACGGTTGACTTTTTTTGGTCTAAACAATGATTATATTGCTAGCGTATATGAAGAGTTTTTTCTTTTAAAATATCACGGCAATTGGTCCTTTATGGAGGCCTATAACCTCCCGATAACAATCCGCAGGTGGTTCCTTCAGCGTCTCGTTGACCAAGTTAAAAAGGAAAATGAGAAGATGGAAGAAGCCAGCAAGAAATCAAAGTCCGGCAGGCGTTAGTGTCTTCCGGCCTTTTTGCTTTTGGAAACTATTTATATGAGAGGGAGAATAGCGTGAATGATTAACCTCAACGAAGAAATTGATTTGGTGTTGGAAGGGTCTTTTTTGGAAGGAGACCAATTTTATTTAGATCTTCTTTTGGAAGCCGACGATCGACGCGGCGGGCCTGGCCAAGATGCTATCGAATATATGGTTGATGTAATCCTTGATTACGGGGCGTTAGATAATGCCGAAAAGCTCGAATATCTTCACTCTATGAAAACCGACCTTCAAAAAATAAAAGATTTTCTCGATAGGAACTGGGAGCGCCAACCTCGGCTGGATAAGCTGAACGCCAGAAATGAGGCCGGCGCCGCTGAAGAGAAGATAGTTAATGGAATGAAGCGATTTGTAGCTAAATGGGGCGAGAAGTTTGTAGATCTGGTTGATGATGATCATATAGCTGAAAAGTTAAGGGCCAAGATAATTGGGAAGAAAACACAGCAAAACAGCTACGTGTATAGAACCAAACATATTCAAAGCGCTTTGTGGGGGATACAACACATTGGGCCGGCCATTGAAATTTTGGAAGAAGAGGGCGAAGAAGAAGGAACCGGAACCGGCGGAGAACCAGAAGAGACCACCACCGGCACAGACGACGAAGAAGAGACCACCACCGACACCGGCCGACCGGAGATGTCCCCCGAGGATAAAGAGGAAGTCGCAAAAATGCTCCATAAAGCGTCCGAGATCCTCGCAATTAGAGCCCTAAATACAAAAGACCCGGGCGCCCTTGTTAATAAATATGGCCGGCTCTTAAGAAAATACTTCATTGTATATCGCGCTCCCAAGGCAGCAAGAACAAGAACAGCAGAATCTAAATCCAAAGAAACAGGAATAATAGAAGAAATGTTTCTTGTGGAAGAGCCTCCAGCCCCGGCCGCGGCAGCCCCCGCACCCTCTGCCGCGACAGCCGCAGTAGATAGAGCGGGCCGAACAGCCGGAAGAGAAGACGATGCCTTTCTCGACGCCTTAACGGATGAAATTGAAGTCCCACTAGAAATGGCCAAAGAATCGCTTGATGGTATAGAGAAAGCATACAAAAAATATATTGAGGTCCATAAAAGGAAACTATCTGATGACAACTACAAAGTGCGCTTTATGGGTATGAGGTANTTGATGCTTAGGGCNGCCGGCCGGGAAGCCAGCGGCATAAAATCTGAACCTTCGATTAGGCCTGACCGGTTCACGGGCATCCGGACCAGCCGCGCACGCGTTCCTCGCGCACCGACCCGTTCGGCCCGGACACCGATCGGGACAACTCCAGCACTCCGAGAAGGCAAACTCGTAAATATGGTTCTCGACCTTGAAAAACTCAAGTCGAATCAGCTTGACGAGGGTTATTTGAGTATGTTTGGGGCGTGGATTGAATACTTCTTAAACGGCCTGTTTGGAGGTTGGACGCCCCCCGTTGCGGTTAAGGGTTCACAGAGGGATGTGGAAGCCTTTGCTCGGGCCCTGTCTGGCGAAAAAAGATATATTGAAACAGCCAGAAGATATGGCCTTGATCATCCCACCACATATAAGAACAAAGCGAAACTTGATAACGCAATTAGGGGTTTCGAGGGCGACACAGGCATTAAGTGGCCTTTTAAGTAGGAATTTGAACTATGGCAACCTTCGAAGGTGAAGCAGAAAAAATAGCAGAAAGTCTAGAAGAAGCTACCGCTAAGCTTGAGATAGAAAAGAAACTTCTTGAAATACGCAAAGCGCTTAGTAATGAAAGTAAAACAGCGCTTGATTATGAGTTTGAACGCCAGGAACTCGGCGTCAAAGAACAAAGGCTAGCACAAGAGAATGAGGAGGCATTAGCAAGAACACTTCAAACAGAGCTTGAGATCCTCAAGGCCCAGGTTGAACAGGCCGAGGCCCGGGGCGTCGATGTCGACGCTCTTAGAGAATCCGTTAAACAGCGAGAAAAGGAAGTTACCAAATCCCTGCACCTCGCCGCGGCACTCCGCGACGGCGCCGACCAAGCCGAGAGAAGAGCAAAGGCTTTAGGCACCACAATAGGGCATGCTGATAACCTTTTTAAACGCATAACACCGTTTTTATCGCAAGAACCCGAAACAGCCTTCGCTTCCTTTATTTTAGATCCCGCCACGTTTTCGAAAAAGTTTTCTGAGAGTGTTAAGGAATTCGCGACCCCGATGAGTCTTGTGACGGGCCTGCTCGATATCGCTGCCATGGAAACAGCAAAACTGGCCATCGAACAAGATGGCGCCGTCGTCAACTTTAGAAAAGCAACAGGAGCGTCTGGCGAATTCGACGACAACATTAGAGGCCTCGAACGCTCTCTATTCACGGCAGGTGTCGGGGCAGCAGAGGCCGGCCAAGCTGTTCAGACATTGTTCTTAAATGTTACTGACTTCACAGAAATGTCAGAAAAACAACAAGAAACTCTTGGCGAAACCGTTGCTGTCTTAAATGAACTAGGCGTTGCCTCGGAAACCACCGCCAAAAATATTCAGTTTGCTACGAAAGTTATGGGCTTAGGCACCAACCAAGCAGAAGCTCTCCAAAGAGAACTTTTTACATTTGCTAAGGACCTTGGCGTTTCAGGCAAAATGATTGCCGAGGATTTTGCTTCTATGGGCCCACAGATCGCCGCTTTGGGCTCTAATGGTGTCGACGCCTTTAGAAAGCTTGAGGTCCAAGCAAAGAATACAGGCCTTCAGTTAAGTGAAATACTTGGTATTGTCGAGAAGTTTGATAAGTTTGATTCAGCAGCCCAATCCGTTGGCAAGTTAAATGCTCTTTTGGGTGGTCCGTATTTGAACACTCTTGAGTTGGTTGCCGAGACGGATCCATCCAAGCGATTTGAAATACTTAAAGATAGAATTGACGATGCCGGCATGTCCTTCGACTCAATGGACTATTATCAAAAGAAAGCCATGGCAAGCGCAATGGGCCTCAATGAACAACAACTGGCTCTTATGATGCGCGGAAGGTTGGATTTAATCAAAGAGCCCGCGAAGTCGGCAGCAGACATAGAAGCACTGGCCGAACAGACAGCCCAGTTTAATACCGTAATGGAAGAGCTGATGCAAATAGGGAAAGGGTTGGCTGTTTCCTTTGGTCCGGTGATTTCAGGGCTCAAATGGTTTTTGCAAAAGTTGCAGATTGTTACCAAGTTTCTTTGGATTATTGTTCCGTCCCTTCTGCTGCTTGGTGGCCAACTTGCAGCGATGACCTGGAATATGACATTAGCCGCCATCGCGACTCAGAGAAAAGTAACTGCGCTGGTGGAGCTGGTCCATGCTTCATTCGTCGCCGCCGAAGCCACGCAAGCCGTCACCATCGCCGAACGCTCGGCGACCGTCGCCACATGGTCTTTAACAACGGCTTTCTACACGTTGATTTTACCCATTGGCTTGGCCATCGGGTTGTACCTTACACTTACTGAACTCTTCGGCTACACCGAAGAATACGCCGGCCTCGCCGCGATTGGGCTTGGGCTGCTTGCTGCTGGGCTGTGGGCCGTCTTTGCGGCCGAAAGCGCGGTGTTGTTCGGGATCCCACTAATTATCGCCGGCCTATCATCACTCGCCGGCGGCATCTACGCCGGGTGGTCCCCTAGTATCCTCGATGCCCTCGACGCGCTTGTTTTCGCTATTTACAAAGTTGCTCCGGCCATAATATTTATAACTCCGTTTTTGTTCCCACTAGCTACGGGCCTCAGTGCGGTTGCCGTCGCGGCTTTAGGCTTGTCTTATGCTTTTTCCACGATGATCAACGATAGTGTTGTAACAAACCTTCAATTAATGTCGGTTGAAATCGCGAATGTTATTGATAAGATCAACGAATTAAGCGCATTGAAAGCCGCGGCCTTCACGGCCACCATGGCAGCCACCACCGTCGCCTCCGCTGCCGTCGCTCTCGCTCCCACGGGCGCCCTCGCCGCCGCTGCTGCTGTGGGCGGCGGCACAGCCGCCGCAGGAGCCCCTGGCGCCGCAGGAGCCCCTGCCGCTGCTGCCGCCGCTGCTCCTGCCGCCGCTGCTCCTGCTTTTACCGGTCCGCCCCCGACAATCAATGTTAATCTGAGTATTGACGGAAAAGAGTTCGCAACGGTGGTAAATTCTGTGGACGTATCTAAATATACTAGTGGGAAGAAAAGCACTCTCTATGATTCGGTTGTCAGAATGATCGAGCAAGGATTGACAACAGGCAAAGCCTGATTGAATAAAGGAGAATATTATGTCCCAACCCAAGCTTAAAATTCAACATGTTGCTACAGGTTTGACGGTCGAGATCGACAAATATGGGTTTACTGAGTTTCAAGATACAATCGATACAAAATATAATTCAGTTAATGCATATGGCAGGATGGACCCAATTGTTAATTATCAAGGGTCGACAAGAAAGATTAGTTTGGGGATTGAATTGCTGAAGGGCACGGGCACCGGACAGCTGCTGGCCTCCAGCATCCAAAATTACATAACCTTTCTACAAAAAATGCAATACCCTGTTTATGTTAAAGGTTCGAATGCTCTGACCATCCAGAGGCCTCCCTTGGTTTTGGTATCTCTGGCAAACCTTATACGCGATGGCGACGGCAAAGCTCTCCTTTGTGCTATGGACGGTTTTGCCTTCACACCAAGCGTGGGTTTCACACCAGAAAATTCTCCTTTTGTCAGATGGGGCGGCGGTGGTGTCGAGCGCACCACCGCAGACGGCGACCCGGCCGCCGGCAGCATTAAGGCCGAAGGCTCTGGTGATGAGTTTCATTTTGTAAGATACAATTTTAAGTTTAATTTTACAGCGCTACATAGACACCCTATGGGTTTTACGAATGACTTGGAATTTAGTGCCATAACAGACGAGGATATTGGTCAATACAGCCGAGATCACGGTCAAAGGTTTGTGGGTGGTTATAAGTTCGGCCCGGCAAAGAGGACGACCACGGGCCCGGCCGTTTTAACACCAGCATCCGGGCTCCTCGCTGAGGAAGAAAAGATATATGGGGATATTTTCGAATAAAGGAAAACTAACATGTCAAGACACGGCTCAGAAGACACAATAGAAAACAGCAAAGAGCTTTATGAAGAATTCTTTGAGCGTAGAGGTGTGCCCAAAATAACTCATTATCGCTCACCCCGTTGGCCTCCCTTAACCGCAAAGATAAGAAGAAAATTTACAACACGAAGACACACATGGAAGATGGGGGATAGATATTATAAGTTAGCCAATCAATATTATGGAGACCCCAAACTATGGTGGGCCATTGCTTGGTATAACGAAAAGCCAACAGAAGGTCATGTTGAGCCAGGCTCAGTGCTTTTTATACCCATGCCAGTTAGTAAGGTGTTATCTTACTTTAACTTTGGCGCGGTGTGAGGGTATAGTAGATGGGACAGATGGACCACCGGCCCGCAATCGACCGACGGGCGATCGAGCGCGCCACCTCCGAAGCGGGCGTTAACAAAAAATATGATAGCGCTATTGAAGCTGCGAATGCTCATTATGGTCTCATCCAAGCCGGCTCCGCAGCCGCTGAAGCCGAAGGTACGTCGTACTTCAGCCCTGGTTATGATGTCACGACGCCGGAAGATGAAATTACTTTTAAAACCGGCGGTCAGTTCGATCGCGAGGCAACGATCGTTGAACTGGCTCTTGTTTTTGATGGGGTAAGAGAAGAAGCAGAAGCGAAGATCGCCCGCGGAGAGGAACTTAGTGATATCGAACAAATACAGCTCGATCAGGCAACAGAAGGATTTGAAACTTTAAGAGATAAACTCGCAGGTTTAACAGCCGCCGAGATCAAGCGCGCCGGGCATGTCGACCCCGCAGCCGCCGAAAACCTGAAAAATGCTTTAAAAGAAAATCTCGCCCCCGGAGATCTGGCTAAGTCAGTTGCCGCAGGCAAGGCGGTCGATGCCGCAAAAGATGATGAAACTGAAACTTCTAAAATTATTCGATTTGCTAGGCAATGTTATATTCTCTATAATCTAGATGTTTTTGCCGAACAGCATGTGGGTAATTTATCTTTACAAGCCAACCCCGCCGGAACCACCGGCGCCAATGAGATCGGCTTACCCGGCTATAAAAAAATGTTGCTCGTTGATGAAGACACAAAGGGTTCTACGATAGTAAACAAACTAAACCTTAAAAAGGGTTCTCAAGCTTTTTCTCGTATAAAAACTCACGAGGTAGCCCAGCTAATGCCGATGCTTAGGCTTTTTAAGGTTTATCGCGACCAGGGAAAAGAAGTAGCTACCGTCGAGTTTGAATTTAGCAATTTTACAAGCTTGGACGGTATTGCGAGGCAGCTTACAGTAGAACACTTAGGTTATGTAGCTGATTCTTTTGGCAAGGGTGCCGAAGTTGGTGTGAAATCTTTTGAATGGAGAAACCTCGGAACAGACCCTTTTACGGCAACCCGAGATATAGAGGCGACCCTGAAAATCCACGCACAACATTTCCCCTCCTTGGTCAAGACGAGGAAGAACATTGGCCTAGATCACACCTATCGTTACCTTGATTTAATAGTTCAGCCCGATTGCCGTTCAGAAATAAAAGACGACTATAACGGTTTTGAAGCGGCCGAATGTTATGAAATCAAAGCTGTTGTTGGTTACAGCCCCTTTGATGGTGGAACGGCCGGCATTTCAAAGGGAATTGAAGAAAGTGTAATATGCCAAAAAGAGATTCTTTATTTAACTTTAACAGATCATGCTTTTAGTTTTGGGGAAGACGGGACTTTAGAATTGACGATTAACTATAGAGGTCGTCTTGAAAGCTTGATGAATGAGCGTTCAATGAATATTCTTCTGCCCGCCGGCGGCAACCTCCCTTCTGTTGCCAAAACGAAAGTAAAAGGATATGGTATTATATCTCTTGTGAGGATAGAAGAAGAGATTAAAAAATTAAAAAAGAAATCTAAACCTGATAAAGAAAAAATAGAAAATCTTGAAAAAGCCCGGGCAAGTTTTTTTGCGGTATTTAAACAAGCCATTTATTCTAGCATTATTAATAGATTGCTGTCTAAAATGATGGTTCATCAAGTTGAAGTGCCGGAGGACAAGTTCTACGCGTTTAAAAAATTCCAAGAGAGTATTGGGACACTCCCATGGCCGCCCAAACTCGACAAATTAGAAACCATGGTCATCATCGAGAATCCGTTGGAAGATGTCGCCGCGGCGGCCGACCAGGAAACCGCAGTTGCAAACGCCGAGGCTATGTTGGCAAGATTGCTCGACGCTAAGACTAACGTACCGCACAACACAATTAACTATTTCTTTTTGGGAGATCTTTTAGGAATAATTTTAGATAATATCATGGGCAAGAATATCGTTGAAACCGTCGACTTTACTGCTACTAGTTGGTGGCCGTCGGAATGGACCACGGCCGGCATCGAGACGGTCACGACCAAGGTCACCAACCTCCCAGCCCAAACCCAGGCCAAATTTAAAAACTTTAAGATGATTCTCGGCAACGTTGACATCGAATTTAAAGGTTCGACCGGAGTAAAAACCGTTAATTTAGCTAATATTCCCATATCTTTGGAAGCATTTTCTAATTTTATGCTCAATAACGTTCTGTCTAAGGACAGAACAAACTATCCATTTTTTAAATTTGTTAATGACCTATTATCTGAGTTGGTGACTGACCTACTCGGCTCAGATTGTTTTGGAGGACTAGTAGACGCCAAAATTCGACCAAGAACACAAATCTTCATTGGCCCTGACGATTTAACGGCGGCGCCGAAGGGTTTGTATAAAAAGTTTACACATGACTATAAAACTTTAAGTCTATCAGGTGTTGATGCCAAGAACCCTCCGTTTAATCTTTGTATTGATGCCGCGGCCTTAGAAGGCGCCCATACCTATGATTATTTTGTTGTGAATGCTGAAGAATCTCACCCTTCCGACTTATCGGGCGATCTCGAAAAAGATATACCAAATGGAATTTTGCATCTTGATTATGGCGCAGATCGTGGCATTGTAAAAACATTTAAGTTTGATAAAACGGACCAAGAATATTTGCCCGAGGCGAGATATGCTTCTGAAGGCGGTTTTGTCTTTAACCAACTGGCCAATGTTTATGATGTTACAATCGAAACAGTCGGGAACAACTTATTTAAAGTGGGACAATATGTCTATATTAACGCCGAGTCGTTTGGGGCAGGCGAATCCTGGCAACGCAACGAAAGCCGGAATCTCAGATCTTGGGCGAATATTATGGGTTTAGGAGGCTATCACCTAGTTACTGAGGTTGCCAGTTCTATATCCCCAGATGGCTACACTACTTCCATCAAGGCTCGCTGGCAATCGCCTGGTGAACGAGAAGGTTGGTTACCTGAATATATCGCCGCCAACGTTGCTGAAGGTGCAGCCGCTCGCGCCGC